CCTAAGATTGCACTAAGCATACAAAGAGCAATTCAGAAGGTAGAGCAGTCCTCAGTAGCATCCTCAGTCAGAACGAGAGAGTATGTTCTTGAGAGGCTAATGAATGAGAGTAAGGAAGCGGATTCAGATGCAAGCAGAGTCAGAGCATTGGAACTTCTAGGAAAGACCATAGGATTATTTACAGACACAGTCGAGGTAAAAGAAACGAGAGATAGCGAAGAGATAGCATCTGATATAGAGGAGAAGATTATCGCTCTATTAGAGGAGACCACGACAGACCCAACTGGTTAAAGATTAACCAATGGTTAAAGATTAACCACTCAAACCAGCCAGCCAAAACAGATGGTTAAAAATTAACCACCCTCCCTTTGATTTTAGAAAGTCAGAAGATTGGTAGACCCCCATCCCCCCTTGCAGAAAGATGCACTTGCATATCATACATACATAGTGATTCACACATTTGATGTTGCACTTTCATGTACCCCCCCCTATTGTATTGCAAAATGATAGCGTTTTTTAATCCATATATATAATCGAATGTAGAAACAGGGTAGGAATCCTACACCCCCCATAGTATATTTTTTAATTTATATGTTGCATTTGATGTTAAGACCCTATAATATGGTAAAGTCTAGCAGTAGATATACCTACTACTTAGTATATACCCACTCAGTTATATACCCACTAAAGAATTTTTTAATTAGTATCTACTAATCTAGTATGTACCTACTATGAATCAAAATGTTTTAAATCAGATAAGGAGTCTTAGTAATTCTCAGAAAGCAGAGCTATTGGATTTGCTTGAAGAATACGAGGATGCGAAGCAGAGAGAGTTATCCCACGATAACTATCTTAACTTCGTACAAGAGATGTGGTCAGCGTTTATTCATGGTAAACATCACGAGATAATGGCTGAGGCTTTCGAGAAGGTCGCTAGAGGCGATATAAAGCGTTTAATTATTAATATGCCTCCTAGACATACCAAGAGTGAGTTCGCCTCTTATTTGCTCCCTGCGTGGTTCTTAGGGCGTTCTCCTGACAAGAAGATAATCCAGACTGCCCATACTGCAGAATTAGCGGTTGGCTTTGGTAGGAAGGTTAGAAACCTTGTGAACAGTAAAGACTACAAAAGGATATTCCCTGATGTCAGTTTGCAAGCAGATAGTAAAGCTGCTGGTCGTTGGAATACCAACAAAGGTGGCGAATACTTTGCGATTGGTGTAGGCGGTGCGGTGACTGGTAAAGGTGCAGACCTATTGATAATCGATGACCCTCATTCAGAACAAGAGGGTGCGAGTGGCGATGTCAATGTATTTAATAGAACTTACGAGTGGTATACATCAGGACCAAGACAGCGTTTGCAACCGAATGGTGCTATCGTTGTGGTAATGACAAGATGGCATCAGCGAGACCTTACTGGTCAGGTTATAGATGCTAGCATAAAGCGAGGTGGTGCAGACCAATGGGAAGTAATAGAACTCCCAGCCATCATGCCTTCAGGTAATCCATTGTGGGAAGAGTTTTGGTCGCTCACAGAATTAGAAGCTTTGAGAGCAGAACTGCCTAATAGCAAATGGCAAGCACAGTATCAACAAGACCCTACAGCAGAAGAAAGTGCTTTGGTTAAGAGGGAATGGTGGAAAACATGGGAAGGCAGAAATCCACCAGACTGTGAGTTTATAATACAATCTTGGGATACTGCCTTTATGAAGAACCAGCGTGCTGACTTTTCTGCTTGTACTACATGGGGAGTGTTCTATAAAGAAAACGATGAAGGGATGCTAGCACCCAATGTAATATTGCTAGATGCCTATAAAGATAGGCTGGAGTTTCCAGAGCTAAAAGTAAAAGCTATGGATAAGTATAAAGAATTCAAACCCGATGCTTTCATTGTTGAGGCAAAAGCAGCAGGGATGCCTTTGATATTTGAACTGCGTGCTATAGGAATACCAGTACAAGAATACACGCCAAGCAGAGGTAATGATAAGATTTCGAGAGTAAATGCTGTATCAGATTTATTTTCATCAGGAGTAGTATGGTGTCCTGAGACTCGTTGGGCAGAAGAAGTTGTCGAAGAGTTTGCAGGATTTCCTAATATGGAACATGATGATTTAGTTGATAGCAGCACGCAAGCTCTGTTAAGATTTAGACAAGGTGGCTTTATTCCTTTGGATAGTGACGAGGAAGAAGAACCATTAGAACATAATAAAGTCGCAGACTATTACTGAGGTACTAAGTGGCAATAGAAAGAGATAACCCAGCAACTCCCATAGCTGGTACAGACGAAATGCCAGAGCAAGAAGAATTATCAATCTCCATAGATAATCCTGATTCGGTAGCAATAGCTACCGATGATGGAGGGATGATTATAGATTTTGAGCCTGACAAACAAAACATAATGGCTGAGGACTTTGATTCAAACCTTGCTGACTATATGGATGAATCAACCTTGAATGAATTAGGTGGTGATTTAATTAGTCAGTATCAAGCAGACAAAGACTCTCGTTCCGAATGGGAAGAAAGTTATGTCAAAGGTTTAGACCAACTAGGTTTGAAGATTGAAGAAAGAACTACGCCTTGGGCAGGAGCTTGTGGTGTATTCCATCCGATGTTGAGTGAAGCAGTTATTAGGTTTCAATCGCAATCTATTGCAGAGATGTTTCCAGCACAAGGACCAGTAAGAACAAAGATTGTTGGTAAGCTTACTGATGAAAAGACAAAGCAAGCTGGTCGAGTGCAAGATTATCTAAATTATCTTTTGACACATGAGATGTCAGAGTACCGAACCGAAACAGAGAAGATGTTATTCTCTTTACCTTTGGCAGGTTCTGCATTTAGAAAAGTTTATTATGACCCTAACTTAGAAAGACCTGCTTCTATCTTTGTACCAGCAGAAGATGTTGTAGTTAATTATGGTGCAAGCGATTTAGAAACTTGTCAGCGTGCAACTCATGTAATGCACAAATCATCTAACGAAGTTCGTAAGATGCAAGTAGCTGGATTCTACAGAGACATAGATATACCTGAGCCAGCAAATAATCAGTCTGATATTCGTAAGAAGTATGACGAGATGACTGGCGAAAGCAGAACTTATAACTACGATGATAGGCATACTGTTTTAGAAATGCAGGTAGACCTTGATTTAGAAGGTTATGAAGATATGGCTGATGGCAAACAAACTGGGATAGCTTTGCCTTATGTTGTATCTATTGATTATCCTAGCGGGCAAGTATTAAGTATCAGAAGAAATTATTTTCAGGATGACCCAAAGAAACTCAGGCGTATGCACTTTGTTCACTATCAATATTTGCCGGGTCTTGGTTTCTATGGCTTTGGTCTGATACATATGGTTGGTGGTTTAGCTAAATCAGCAACATCAATTTTAAGACAGCTTGTAGATGCTGGAACATTATCTAACTTGCCGGGTGGTTTAAAGGCTAGAGGTCTTAGAATAAAAGGCGATGATACTCCTATAATGCCCGGAGAGTTTAGAGATGTTGATGTTCCCGGTGGTGCTATTAGAGATAACATAACCTTCTTACCATACAAAGAACCATCAGGAACTTTGTATCAACTATTACAAAACATTGTGGAAGAAGGTAGGCGTTTTGCTAGCATGAATGATATGAAAGTATCTGACATGAACAACCAAGCACCAGTAGGAACTACTCTAGCTTTGTTAGAAAGAAACATGAAAGTTATGTCAGCAGTACAAGCAAGACTTCATGCTTCTATGAGAAAAGAATTTGAAATCCTTGTGGGCATTGTTAGAGACTTTACCCAGCCTGCATATCCATATGAAATGGATGATGATGAATTTATTAAGGTAGAAGATTTTGATAACAGAGTAGATGTGCTACCAGTATCTGACCCTAATGCTTCAACAATGGCACAAAGAATTATGCAGTATCAAGCTGCAATGCAGTTGGCTACATCTGCACCACAGATTTACAATATGCCTGAGCTACATAGACAAATGCTCGAAACACTTGGTATAAGGAATGTAGAAGATATTATTCCTGATACAGATGATGTTAAACCTGTAGACCCTGTGACTGCAGTACAGAATTTAATTAATGGTAAACCTGTGAAAGCATTTAGCTTTCAAGACCATGAAGCTCATATTGAAACAGTTGTGGCTGCACAACAAAATGCAGACATACTGGAACAACTTGAGCAAAGTCCAAATCAAAATGCCATCCTTGCTAATGCAAGTGCATATGTGAATGAGCATTTAACTATGATGTTTAGAAAACAAGTAGAGGAAGAAATGGGTATACCACTTCCACCTGAAGGAGAACCTTTACCTCCTGAAGTTGAGAAAAGAATATCTGACCTTGTAGCTGAAGCTGCACAAAGAGTTGCAATTACATCTCAAGCTAAACAGCAACAAGCTAGAATACAAGAACAACAACAAGACCCACTACTGCAAATGAAAGATAGAGAGATTGCAGTTAAGGAAGCTGATGTACAAAGAAAGATTGCTGTCGATACTGCGAAGATACAACTTGATGCAGAGAAAGCAGAAAACAGAGATGAGATAGAAAGAGAAAGGATAGCATCTCAAGAGCAAATTGCTGGCGTTAAAATAGGTCAGGATATTGCTAGAGATTTGCTAGAGATTGAAGAGCGTGAAGATAGCAAAAAGCGAGAGGATTACAAATTAGGACTTGACATAGCCAAAGACTTGGTTCAAAGTGCTAAAGATAATGGCGATTGATTTCAAAGAGCAATCACTTTCAGAGTTTCTGAAAGACAGACTTGGCGAAATTAAAACCGAACATAGAGACCATTTGAGTGCAGGAAACTTGAAAGACTTTGCTGAATACAAAAGGTTCTCTGGAATAATCGAGGGCATTGCCCTTGCAGAAAGGGAGTTGGCTGACTGGATAGACAGACATACTCGTGAATAGGAACTCGACTCCTAAAGTCGTGCAAGCAATATGACAGAAGCAATTAAGAAAGAAATCACACCACCTGTAGAAGAAGATAAAAGGAAACAATTACCTGAACCTAAAGGCTGGAAGATTTTAGTTGCTATGCCACAAGCAGATGAAAAAACTGATGGTGGTATTATCAAAGCGTCTACCACAATAAGAGATGAAGAAGTATCTAATATCTGTGGTTATGTTATGAAGCTAGGACCAGATGCGTATAAGGATACAAAAAGATTTTCAGAGCCTTGGTGTAAGAAAGGTGACTGGGTAATCTTTAGAGCTTACTCTGGAACTAGGATAGTAATGTATGGACAAGAGTTTCGTTTAATAAATGACGATACTGTGGAAGCAGTCGTTGATGACCCAACAGGAGTGGTAAGAGCATGAGCGAAACAGAAATAATACATGAAGAACCTAATATACCTGATACGCCAATAACTTCAGAAGAAGATAAATTCTTTGGCAAAACTACTGAAGTAGATAACTCTTTGGTAGAAGGTTTAGAAGTAGAGGTTGTAGACGATACACCTGAAGAAGATAGGAGACCGCCTAAAGACGAAACTGCAGAAACAGAAGTCACAGATGAAACACTTGATGCAGAGATAACTGATTATTCTAAAAGAGCAGGCGATAGAATTAACAAGCTTAAGTATGACTTTCATGAAGAGCGTAGAGCTAAAGAAGCTGCACAAAGAGAGTCACAAGAAGCTGTAGCAAGACTACAAACCTTAATGAATGAAAACCAAAAGCTACAAGCTTTTGTAGAACAAGGTGGAGAAGTCTTAAATAAACAAGCAGCTAACAATGCTTTGTGGGCAAAACAAAATGCACAAGCAATGTACAAGGCTGCTTACGAAGCTGGCGATGCAGATAAAATGGCAGAGGCTCAAGAGCTTTTATCAAAAGCTGTGCTAGCAGAACAGACAGCCACTAACATGGCAACCAATGTTCAACAAGAGATTGAAAAAGAATTAGTAATACCTGAAGCTGAAGAAACTCCTCAGCCACAACAGGTAGACCCTGAATTACAAAAGTGGGCAGCTAAGAACCCTTGGTTTATGGGAAGCGAGCCAGTTCATAAAGAGATGACTAGCTTTGCAATGTATGCAGACCAAAACATAAAAGCCAAAGGAATAGACCCCATTGCTCAAGCTGATAAATACTATGAAGAAGTAGATATAGCTATGAGAAAACAGTTTCCAAATTTTTTTGGAGTTGCTACTGAAAGTGTGGAAGCACCAGAAGAGCCAACAAAAAGACAACCTTCAACAGTTGTCGCAACTGCATCGAGAGAAAGCAGTAAT